GTCAGATGGTGTTAGTATCAACTACGATGCAGCTACACTTAATCAAGGAGCCATTTTAGGCACTGACTACAACTATGATTTTCCTGCCGCAAACAAGGTAAGGATTACATCCCTTGCAACGCACAACCTCAAAGTTAGGGTTATCTAATGCTGGGGTTTAGTCCATTAGCAGCAGCACCATTAGCAGCAACTGCTGAAGGCGACATCGCAGTTGATGGAATTACCTCTGGTGTACCCGTTGTTGATCAGGTTTCGCTGATCCAGATACATGATCTAAGCGCAACGCAAATAACAAGCGGAACGCCTGTGGTAAGCAGTACAACGCTTACGCATATCCACGTTCTTTCTGCAAATAACCTGTCTACAACGCCAGTTATAGACAGCGTTGCGCTTTTACAGCAGCAAGTTGTTGCGCCAATTGATTTAGTCACCGGCGCACCCGTTGTTGATGATGTAAGCGCAACAATAATTAGCGTCCTTGCCGCTAATGACATCGCAACAGCAGCTCCAGTTGTGGACAGCGTAACGGCGTCAATTGTTAGCAATTTAACGCCTGTCAGTATTTTTGTTTATCCGACAGTACAAACCACTGGTATCACTCAAGAGCATTTGCTTTTGGCAACGAGCATTGACGCGGGCATACCAGAAATATCTGTAAGTTTCCAATGGGTGTTGCAGCCAGAAAATACAGATACTTGGACTTTGCAGTCCGAAGATGATACAAATTGGAGCAAAGCTGCTTAGAGGTTTATAATGGCTGATACAACAACAACGACATTTGGCTTGGTAAAGCCAGAAGTTGGCGCGAGTGCCAACACATGGGGCGGCAAGATCAATGGCAACTTAGACAGCATTGATAACCTGTTGAATGGCACAACTGCAATTCTGCCAAACCTCACACAAGGTTCTTGGAAGATTGGCGGCACGGCCATTACAGCAACGGCAGCAGAAGTTAATTATCTGGATGTTACAACTCTGGGTACGACAGAAGCAAGCAAGGCTGTTACTGCTGACGCGAATGGTGTTGTGACGTTTGACAACGGCGTGATTGAAGAAAACACAGACATCACATCATCGTCCAACGCGGCTACTTTAAATATGCGTGATGGGGCTAACTTCAGCCATACTTTGACTGAAAACGTGACTTATACATTCAGTAACCCTGCGGGATCGGGCAAGACATCTAGCTTTAGCCTTAAAGTCACACAGGACAGCACGGATCGAACAATTACATGGCCTGCTGCTGTAAAGTGGGCGGGTGGTAACTATCCTGTCTTATCGTCAGGTTCTGGCAAAATTGATATTTTCGTGTTCATTACCTACGATGGCGGCACTAACTGGTACGGCGTTATCGCTGGACAGGATATGAGCTAATGCCCCACAAGCTGCTATTTGGACTTGCTGCCGCGCAGACAGGAACACAGACGTTTAGCTCTGCGGGTACATTTAGCTGGACTGCGCCTACGGGGGTGACATCTGTCACAGTTACGGGGCGTGGCGGGTCTAACAGCACAGCGTGGACAACTGCCACAGCTTATTTTTATCTGACAACTGGCCCGTTTTATAATTTAGGCACAAGCTCCGGCAAAACATCAATCGGATCATCTTTGACCTATGAGGCGGTTAAATCTCAAGCAAATACAAGATTGCTGCAATTCACAGGGGTCACGACAGATAGCGCGGGTGAGAATGTAAACCACACTTATGATGAATATTATTATTACACTGGCGAGGGTTGGTTTAAAGAAACAGACGGAAGCACACGGTTATATCGGCGCACTGGCACTGTCGGTTCAGCAGGAGGTTTATTTAGCAACTCTGGAACAGTTCCAACTAGCGGTGCATCTTTTTCTTTACAGTCAAATGCAACAAATTTAGAGGCTAATATTCCTATTTCTGGTGGCAATAGCTCTGCGCTTGGAGCAAATTTTATTGCGGGTCAGGCGCAGTCTACTGTTACAAAAACTGCCGTGGCGGGTCAGACTTATTCAATAGTTGTCGGCGCAAACGAGGGCAGCACAGTTTCATTCATTACTTTGAGTTGGTAGGAACAAGCCATGCCATTGATACCATTGCAGATACCAGCGGGAGCTTACAGGAACGGCACAGAGTTTTCTGCGCAAAACCGTTGGCGCGATGTAAACTTGGTGCGCTGGCATGAAGGATCTTTGCGCCCAGTTGGCGGCTGGCGGGCTTGGAACGGGGCAGACGCGGCTGGCGTTGTGCGTTACATGCATTCATGGGAAGATAATTCAGCAAGCATTCGTTTAGCTGTAGGAACGTACAACAAGATTTACGCTTTCAACCAAGGCGGCACAAAAACTGATATTACTCCTGCGGGTTTTACCGCTGGGCGGGTGGACAGTTCTTACAACGCATCATATGGCGGAGACACTTACGGCAACGGCGAATATGGCATTGAGCGGCAGGCGGCAACTGATATTCTTGCTGCAACAATTATTACGCTGGACAACTGGGGCGAATACTTGTTGGCGATGTCACCCGACGATGGCAAGCTGTACGAGTGGAACTTGACCGGCGCTACAATGGCCCAAGTTTCTAACGCACCAACATCATGCAGCGGGTTTATGGTCACAGAAGAACGCTTTGTGGTTTGCTTTGGCGCAGGGGGCAACCCGCGTAAAATTCAATGGAGTGACCAAGAAGACAACACAGCTTGGACTGCGGCTGCAACAAACCAAGCGGGTGACATAGAGTTGCAGACCTCTGGCACAATCTTGCAGGGGGTTCGCGCAAGGGGTCAGGCGCTAATTCTTACGACAGAAGACGCCCACACGATGACATATCAAGGCCCGCCTTTCGTTTATGGCGTGGAGCGCGTTGGTACTGCGTGTGGAGCTATTTCTGCCAACTCAGCCATCACAGTAGACAATGCAGTATATTGGATGGGCAAGCGTGGCTTCTTTGCCTACAGCGGCGGCTCTGTGCAGTCTATCCCATGTGAAGTGGGGGATTATGTTTTTGGCGAAATGAACGCAGACCAAGGTTCAAAAGTTTCTGTTTCGGCAAACAGCGCGTGGAATGAAATTTGGTGGTTCTACCCCTCTGACAATGGCACAGAGTGTGATCGTTACGTTGCTTATGATTATGCAGAAAATATCTGGACAACAGGCGAGGTTGATCGGACTGCTGGCGTAGATGCTGGTGTGTTTCGCAAGCCATTATTTACTGAAAGCAGTGGCGAAATTTATGAGCATGAGATTGGATACGATTATGGCTCATTAGCACCGTTTGCAGAGACAGGCCCAATTTTAATTGGCACAGGCGATCAAGTCATGCGGGTGACAAATCTGATCCCTGATGAAAAGACGCAAGGTGACGTAACAGCTAAGTTTAAAACACGGTTTTACCCTAATGGCGCTGAAACTGAATATGGGCCGTTCAGCATGAGCAACCCAACATCTGTGCGATTTCAAGGGCGTCAGGTGCGTATGCGCGTTGAGGGAAGCCAGCCAGTAGACTGGCGTGTCGGCATTATGCGGCTTGACGCAAGCTCTGGCGGTACGCGATGAGAATTGTACCGCCATTTACAACTGATGCGAAGGCGTGGGCAGAAAACTTGCGCCGTTATCTTTCACGGGCATTGAACATATTAGACGCAAAAGATCAGTATTCTTCTGCTGCTGAAGATGGCGTTATTCTTTATGATCGGGAAAAGGGTTATCCCGTTGTGAGCAAAAACGGTGAATGGCGGCAGATTGTTTTAGAAGATGGTCACGGTGACTTTTACATCAATGCTGATGTAACGGCAGCAAGCGCAAACACAGAATATAAACTGACTTACACAGCGGAAGCGTCTAATCAAGGGATCACTTTGGGAACGCCTGCAAGCAGGATTGTGTTTGAGGAAGCGGGTCAATACGTCATAGCATTTTCAGCGCAAATATCTTCCACATCAGGAAGCACTGTGCATTTCTATTTCTGGCCTAGCGTTAATGGCACTGACATTAATAACAGCGCAATGACTACTGCTTTGCACCAAAACAACGCAACTTTGGTTACGGCTAGAACACAGGTTTTCACAGTTGCGGCGAATGATTATTTAGAGGTTAATTGGATGGTGGACAACACGGCTGGTTTCTTAAACGCCACTGCTGCATCGTCACCTGTTCCTAATATTCCCGCTTCAACACTATCAATAACGAGGCTTCACGGATGAATGACATGCCAAAAAAAATGGTCGTTGGCGAGTATGTGCTGAGTGATGATTTGGCGCGTTGCAGGCCATATATAGAGGATGCGTTGCAGTATTGTAACGGTACGCATGAGTTTGAGGACATTGTAAAAGCGATTGCGGAAAGCAGTATGCAGTTTTGGCCTGCACCAAGAGGGTGCATGGTGACTGAAATTGTGGTATATCCTAGAAAGAAAGTTTTAAACATCTTCTTAGCGGCTGGTGAATTAGAGCAATTAAAGGATATGGATAACGCGATGAATGCGTGGGCTGTAAATCAAGGATGTACTGGTGGAAGCCTTACGGGTCGTGTAGGATGGAAAAAAGTATTAGAGCCAATGGGGTGGAAGTTATTGCATTCCCATTTTGTTAAGGAGGCCACATAATGGGCGGCAGCAGTAAACAAACAGACAAACCATATGTTCCTGAATTTGCTGAAACAGCAATGCAAAGGGGCATTGGTATGGCGACAGACCTTGCCCCTTTGCAAGATACTTACACGCCTTTGTATGGCCCACAGGTAGCGTCTTTTTCTCCAATGCAAGAAGCTTCATTTCAGGGTACTGACATGATGGCCGGTGCTTTTGGAATGCCGACATCTGGCGGTCAGCAGTATTTACCGCCTGCACAAACATTTGACGGTGGTATTCAGGGTTATTCAGCGCGTCCAATGGTTGAGGGTATGATTGACCAGTTTAAAGAAGAACGTCCTGCACAGGCTGAATACCGTGAAAGTTTTGGAATTGACCCCGTAACAGGTGAAGTGGGTTCCCGCGCACCAGAAAATCAACCCGTCAGCCTTGAGCTTCAAGGCGGCAAGGGCGGTAAGTAGGAGAGAAGAAATGGGTGGATCTGCTGGTGGACAGAGAGTTGCGGGCGGTGGTGCAGCACAAGGCGGTATGCGCCCAGCGGTTATGCCTCAGCAGGGCGGTGGTATGGGTGCGCAGCAAGGCGGTATGCAACGTTTTTTAGACGGTATGCAGGTAAGAGGTGGCCCAGCAATGCCGGTTCAAGGTGGTTCGGGTGGGCAAATACCTATGACAGGTCAAGGCGGTATGGGGGCACGGCCTAATATATACCAACAATCTGCACAGTCAGTAGGCCAAGCCCAAAATACTATGAACCAGCTTGCAAATTTTCAACCCCAGCAAATGAAAGCAGCCGGTACAGGCCCAATTGCCACGTTTGGCGGCGCTCAACTTGCTCCAACAACTACTTACGGCGGCGCAACTGTATCGCCTGCGAATACTTACGGCGGCGCAATGGTATCACCCGCAAGAACTTATGGCGGCGCTACAGTAGGGGCAACGAAAACCTATCGTGGTGCTACAGTCGGAGAAACGGCCAGCCCTACTGCGGCAAAATTGGGCGATGTATCAACTTACAGCGGCGCAAGGCTGGGTGATGTATCGCAAATGCAAGCGGCTCAATTGGGGCCAGCGGAACGTATGCAATCTGTTGGTGCGGTTCGATCAGTGCAGGCTCCACAGCAAATTGCGGTTGATACACTAAGAACGCAAGACGTTTCACAGTATATGAACCCTTACACGCAGCAAGTAGTTCAAGCGGGTCAGGCAGATATTGAACGTCAGCGTCAGATGGCATCAGAAAAGTTGGGCGCGCAGGCTACATCTGCAAAAGCCTTTGGTGGTTCGCGGCAGGCTGTGCAGGAAGGTGTGCTTGCGGGTGAAGCGTTACGTCAAGCGGGTCAGCTATCGGCGCAGCAAAGACAGGCTGGTTTCCAAGAGGCGCGGCAGGCTGGGCAGTTTGATATCGGTCAAACTCAAGCGGCCAGAACACTTGCATCACAACAAGGGTTTCAAGCTGGGCAATTAGGCCAACAGGCGCGTGAGGCTGCTGCTGCAAGGGAGCAAGCAGCGCGGGCTGGAAACATGCAGGCAGCCAATCAGTTTTCAGTACAACAAGCGCAGCTAGAACAGGCTGCTAGGCAGTCCAATATGGGTGCATTAAACCAAGCTAATTTGGCTCAAGGTAATCTTTCGCAACAAGCTGGCTTGCAAAGCATGGCTGCTTTAAATCAAGCTAATTTGGCTCAAGCTGGATTTACGCAGGCTGCTGGATTGCAGGGGTCATCACAAGACGCAGCGCGGGCGGCGCAGCAGGCAGGGCTTACGCAACAAGCAGGCATTGCTGGCGCAGCAGCACAGAATGCAGCCACCGCACAGCAAGCTGGCTTAACGCAACAAGCAGGTTTAGCTGGCGCAGCAGCGCAAAACGCAGTAGCGGCACAGCAAGCCGGCTTAACGCAACAAGCAGGATTGTCAGGTGCAGCAGCACAAAACGCAGTAGCGGCGCAGCAGGCGGGGCTTACGCAGCAAGCTGGGTTATCAAGCATGAATGCGCTTAACCAAGCGGCAACAACGCAAGCTGGATTTGGTCAGCAAGCTGGTCTTGCAAACCAAGCACAAATCAACCAAGCGATCCAAGCCCAAGCTGCGCGGCAGCAAGCTGCAAATCAAGCCAATTTTGGAGGTCAATTTACCGGCGCAGGCATACAGCAAGGCGCGGCAAGTGGCCTAGCGGGTTTAGGGCAGCAGCAATTCAACATGGGTCAATCTATTCAGCAGCAGCAAATGCAGCAAGGCGCTATGCAGCAAGCCTTAATGCAGCAATTAATTGGGGCTGGGCAGCAGAACTTTGGTCAATACACTGGCGCACCAACAGGTGGTTTAAATACGCTTTTAGGTGGATTGACAGGCGCAGGAGTGCCAACAGGAGTGACGTCACAAAATCAGCCCTCATTTTTAAATTACTTACAAACAGCAGCAATGTTTGGATAGTAAATGCAACTTATTGACGCCTTAAACCTAAGTGATCGGGAGCTATTAGCAAGAACGCTAATGGCAGAGGCTGGCAATGGGAGCATTAATGACATGCTTCCTGTTGGCAATGTGATTATGAATAGGGCAAGGCAGGGTGGCGCGTTGCAAGACGTTATCTTAGCTCCTGCACAGTTTTCTCCTTGGAACACGACTAAAATGCCAGATGGCTCTTTGCTCTACGCTGCTGGTAAGGGTCAGGGCAGAGACATGGGTGGCATAAAGCCTTCCAACAGCGCTTATGAAGTGGCTGATTTGCTTCTGTCGGGCGAGGCTGCTGATGTAACTGAGGGTGCAACACACTTCTTTAATCCAAGTATTTCTAAGCCAAGCTGGGCAAAAGGAATGGCTGGAACAAAAATAGGTAGTCATTTATTTGGCAGTGCCGGTGGTTTTAGAACGGGTGCGCCTAAAATTCAAACCCAACAACCGTTAAGTGCTACTTCTGGAATTGGTGGCGGCTCACTGTTATCGAAGGAACCTGAAATGAGTATGAACCCAAACACGCCACCCCGTTCTGGACTTCTAGGCTTCATGGACATTATGCGCCAGCAAGATCCAGAAACAGGTATGACAGCAATGGAGCGCTTTGGGGCGGCACTAGATCCTCTAGTAAGACCTAATGAGCGCATGGGTGAGCAGTTTAGGGCATCTGGTGCTAGACGCTTAAAGACGCAATCAAAGAATAAAACACTTGAATGGTTGAAATCTCAAGAAGGTGGCGAAACATTTTCACAAGCTATTGAGATGGGTGTGCCTATTGGTGACGTTTATAGCGCATATCTGAAGTCGCAAGCTGGTGACTATGTTGTTGTTGGCAACACTCTTGTAGATCGAAAAACAGGTAAACCAATCTTTACTGCACCAAAGGCAGCACAAAGTGAAGGTACAATTACATTAGCAGATGGCACAGTCATTTCTTTAGGTAAGCAAACACAGGATCAATCTGGGGCTATGAGCTATGGTTCGCGTATGGAACTTTCTAACAAGATACTATCCGCTACAGAAAATGTGGGAACAGAGCTTTTTCAACAAATAGCTCAGAAAATACCAATTTTTGGGCAAGCGCTTACAAGCACTGAGTTTAAATCATATGACCAAGCTAGGACAAATTTTGTAAATGCTGTGTTGCGCCGTGAAAGTGGTGCTTCAATTGCTGAGAGTGAATTTGAAAGTGCAAATAAACAATACTTCCCGCAACCGTTTGATCCACCTGAAATTATAGCACAAAAACGTGCAACCCGCGAACTTGTTACAACTATGATGCTGGCATCGTCTGGCCCCAATGCTACACAGTACGCAAAAGACCAAGCAGCACAATTTGCGAAAGATTTAAACCCGCTATACGGCACACCGGCATATGATGAACAGCGAAAAGAATTAGAAAAAAACCAAAATAACAGCACAACAACGCCTGCTGGAAACGAAAGACTAAAATTTTAAGGAACGGAAATGGCTGAAAAAGATACCTTCTACGGCAAAAAGAAAAAGCGTCCGTTCTATTTTCGCTTGCAAGGAAGCGACAAAATTGTTCGGGTAACGGCTAACTCACAGGATGCGGCAGATAAACTTGCTGATAAGATTAATCCTGAGACTGCCGCCGTTGTTGCCACAGATATGCAGGGTAATCCATTGGCGCGAGGCAATGATGCAGTTTTGCAGCGTCCAGATGGAACGCAATATATAGTTGGGGAAGGATATTCTTCAACAGATCCAGAGCGCATTAAGGCGTTTGCAGAGGGTATGTCCACAGGGGAAATGATTACAGACGTTCAGCAAAAAGCGTTGTTGCAAGAAAACCCTAATTTGGCGAGAGGTGTAGTTGGTCAGCAAGCTATGATGTTTGGCGCTGGTTCATTTGCTGATGAAATTGTGCAGGGAATGTTTGGCGGCGATTATAAAAAATATAGCGATGCTTTGCGAAAGGCACAATCTGCACAAAAGCCATTGGAAACATTTTTGATACAAGCGGGCGTAGGTACTTATGACGCTTCACGCGCATTAAAAGCGTTTCCACAACTAGCAACAATATTTGGCCGTGATCCTAGCCTTACTCGCGGGCCTAACGTATTGCGAGCAGCGGCTGCTGGTTCAATTGGCGCTGGCATTCCTGCGGGTATTCAGGCGGCGGGAGAAGCAGAAAGTGGTGAGCGCTTAGAAGAAGGTTTATTTACCGGCGGGCTTGCGGCAGCAACTGGCGCTACGATTGCCTCAGGTTTACCATTTGTGGCAGAGGGTGCGGGTAGATTAGGAGAGTTTATTAAAGCCTCTGAATTGAAAGCAATCCAGAGTGCGTTAGGTATTAGTAGATCGGCTGCAAGGGTTATTAAAAGCGCGTTTGCCCAAGGTGGTGACATAAATGTAGCAATTGAAAACATCCAACGCGCTGGTGATACTGGTATGCTTGCTGATGCTGGGGTTGCCGCAAGAGCGTTAGCAGATGCAGCAAGCCAAGCGGGGCCAGAGCCTGCGCAAACTGTTGCAACTAACATCGGTCGGCGGGCAGAAGAAGTAAAAGGCCAGCTAGAAAAAACTTTAGTTGAAACATTAGGTGATCCATTGATCGGTGCTGAAAGGGCTGTTGCGGCAATTCGTAATCGAACTAAAGACTTGCGTAATGATGCATATTCTCGCGCTTATAATACGCCTATTGATTACTCTACTGGCTCCGCTGGTGAGCGTATTATGTCTGTTATTAATCGCATAGATAAAAAAACCTTGACTGCTGCGATTGAAGAAGCCAACGCAGATATGCTTGCTGATAATGTGCAAAACATGCAAATTCGTGTGCAGTTAGACGAGGCAGGAAATGTTGTAAACATCAGTGAAGATATGAATGTTCAACAGCTTGATTATGTAAAACGTGCGCTGCAAACATTGGCTGAAAATAATCGTGACCCGCAAACATATAAATTTTCTCCGCAAGGCCGCAGATATTCACGTTTAGCTAGTGACTTACGCAGAGAGTTAGGCGCTGGTATTGTTGACCCCAAAAGTGGTGCGCGTGTGTACGATGAAGCAGTGACATTAGGGGGGAATACCATTGCAGAAGAAAACGCATTTAGAATGGGTCAGGATATTTTAAAGAAACAAACAAAAATTGAAGATGTTTTAGAAACATTAGGGGATGATCCATCTCAGGCGCAGCTAGAGGCGTTGAGAATGGGAATGTCACAATATGTTCGGAATATTCTTCAAGATGTTAAGGCAGTTCCAAGCGATCCAGACCTAGAGGCCAGACAATTAGATGCATTTTACCGGCTTACATCATCAGGAAGTGCAAGAGAAAAAATTACAGCGGTAATGGGTGAACAGACAGATGATTTCTTGCGTCAAATTGATCAAGTAGGTCAGGCAGCAATTACTCGCGCTGGTCTATCACGCAACAGTGCTACAGCTATTCGCCAATCAACGCAAAAAGGCATAGAGGAAATGACTTCAGCAGGGCCAGCTACGTCATTGCTGCGCGGTCAACCACTAGAGGCTACGAGAAAGATTGTAAGTGAGTTGACGGGTTTTACTGATGAGTTCACAGAAAACCAACGCATGAGCATCTATAACGATATTGCAAGAGCGTTGACTGAGGTGGGAACAGATGATGCTGTTCGCGCTTTAAACGTAATGCGTCAGGTACAGATGGGTCGGAAAGTTTCTCAAGAAGCTAGAGATTATGCATATAATCGTGCAATGTATTATCTTGGTGTTGGGGCGCAAAAGCCCACAGAGCAACAAGCAATGGAAGCGACAGGTTTGAAGCCTGAAAGTGGCTTGCCCATGATGGGCGTAGGCTTGTTGACGCAGTAGGAGACAATAAATGCGTTTAGAACCACTAGATCAAACACAGATTGAAAGCATTGTTTCCAAAGCAATTACAGACGCGGTGGATTTCATTGATAGCGAAATTGCGCCACAGAGGATCAAATCACAGCGTTACTTTGATGGCGAAGTAAACATAGGGCATGAAGAAGGTCGCAGCAAGGTTGTGGCAACTAAGTGTCGGGAAGTTGTGCGCGGTATAAAACCAAGCATTCAGCGCATATTCTTAACAAGCGAAAAGCCTGTTGAGTTTGTGCCGCGTGGCCCAGAAGATGTTGCGGCTGCGGAACAAGCAACCAGCTTTGTTTCTTACAAGTTCCAGCAGCACGATGGTTATCGTGTTTTAAACGATGTTTTCCAAGATGCTATGGTTAAGAAAGTTGGCATTGGATACGTTTACTATAAAGAAGAAACAGACACAGAAATACACACCTTCACAAACCTTACAGACGAAGAATTTGGTTTGGTTGTAGAGGATGATGATATTGAGGTTCTTGAGCATGAAATGCGGATCAATGCTTCTCTGGATGAGCAGGGTTTAGACATAGAGGTTCCAGAGCATGACGTTAAGGTTTCTAGGTCTATTCCAAAGGGTGACATTTGCATAGAAAGCATCCCACCAGAAGATTTCTTTGTAGATAGAAATTCGCGTGGCATTGACGATTATTACATCTGTGGACACAGCACAGAAATGCGCGTTGCTGATTTGATTGCAATGGGGTTTAGCCCAGATGATTTATCTGGCTTGGATAGTAGCGAATACAGCGTAACTGATGATGAGGCTGAGTTTGAGCGCCGTGGTTATTCTGTAGATGAAAGCGAAGATGAAAACATCTCAGGCGCTTCTAAGAAGATTACGGTAACGAATGCCTATATGGAACTGGATATAGAAGGCACAGGTGTTCCTGTCTTGTATCAGTTTCTGTGTGCTGGCTCTACATATAAGATACTTAACTTCTATGAAGCTGATTATGCGCCATATGCGATCTTTGAGTGCGATCCAGAGCCACACGCTTTCTTTGGCACTTCTCTTGTAGATTTGGTTATGAATGACCAAGACGCGGCCACATCTATGCTACGCGGTGTTTTGGACAACGTGGCATTGACGAATAACCCCGCATTGCAGATTGTAGATGGTCAGGTGGCCGTAGACGATTTGTTAAATAACGAGATTGGGCGCATCGTTAGGGTTAAGGCTCCAAACAGTGTTATGGAAATGGCTGTGCCGTTTACAGCGGGTCAGACACTTCCAGCGCTGCAATACTTTGACCAAGCGGTTGATAACAAGACAGGCGTTTCAAAGATGGCGCAGGGTCTTGATCCAGATGTTTTGAAATCTTCTACAGCAACGGCAATTGCCGCATCTCAGGAAGGTCAAACAGGTCAGGCAGAAGTAATAGCCAGAAACTTTGCAGAAGGCGGTATGCGTCAGATGTTTCGCATGATGCTGGATCTGATGGTTAAGCATTCTGACAATGAAGAAATTATGCGCCTTAATGGTCAGTTTGTTCCCGTTGATCCCAGAGCGTGGGATGCAGACATGGACTTGATGGTAAATGTAGGTATCGGCACAGGGCGCGAGAATGAACGCGCAGCGGCGCTACAGCAGGCCCTACAGATCCAACAACAGGTATTCCAAGCCTATGGCCCACAAAATGGAATTGTGTCTCTGACGCAGATTAGAAACACTCTTGCTGACTTGTTAGCAATTGGTGGTCTACGCAATGCAGATCGTTACTTTATGCCTATGTCTCCAGAGATTGAGCAGCAGATGATGCAGCAACAGCAGCAGGCGGCACAAGAGCAGCAAATGATGGCGGGCCAGCAAGCTGATCCGAATGCAGCATTCTTGCAGGCAGAGCAAATGAAAGCCCAAACCAGAGCGCAAGTAGACATGACTAAGGCGCAGATGGATTATCAGTATAAAATGCAGAAATTAGCTGCTGATGATGACTTGGCGCGTGATGATATGATCCAAGACCTTGCGGTTAAGGTAGCTGAGATATTAGGTAAGTATGGAACATCAGTAGATGTTGCTCAGATTAAAGCGGAGCAGCAGGCAAACAATATAGTAGGAATGCAGGGTGGATATTGAGCAAAGAGCTAAACGCTCAAGATCACTGTTAGAGAATGAATGGTTTGTAGAAACCATAAAAGATTTGCGAGACACCCAAATGAGGACTTTCGCAAATAGCAGCGCCCAAGAGGTGGAAAAACGTGAGGATGCTCACGCCATGTTGAGGGCATTAATGTCAATAGAGCGCCATTTACAGGCAGATGTAGACGCCTTGGCTCTCATAAAACGGAAGGGAAAGCACCGTGGAAACGACTAACCCAATCAATGGTAACGACTTGCAGGCGGTTACTGACAATTTGATTTTAGAAACGCCTGCTAATTCTGATGATGCATCAGAGGGATCTGTAGAGGCAACTGAGGACACTCAACCCGAAACAGTAAATTCTGAAGCACAAGACCAGAATGATGACGTATCATATGGCGACACAGATACATATGATGAGGATGTTGAGGATGAGCATCAGGCGGCTCAAGAGGAGCCTGCTTTATACACTGTCAAAGTAGATGGTGAAACTAAGCAGGTAGACCTAGATGAGCTTACCCGTGGATACTCTGGGCAAAAGTACATCCAAAAGGGTATGAGCGAAGTAGCAGAGCAAAGAAAGCAATTTGACGCGCTACAACAGCAAGTAGACCAAGAGCGCCAAGTTTTGTATCAAATGGTACAGCAAGTTCAGACGCAAGGCGTTCCGATAGTACCTGAGTATCCATCTGAGGAACTGCGTGATAGTGACCCTCTAGGTTTTCAGGAGCAAGCGGAAGCATATCGTCGCGGCATGGAAATGCGTCAGCAATGGGAGCAAAAAGCTTCTTATCTGGCGCAGCAAGAGCAAGCGCGTAACCAGCAGTTAAATAATCAATTCCTTGAGCAACAGGCAATGCGCCTAGCTGAATGGATGCCTGATTTTAACAATGCTGAAAAGCGCAGTGCATTTATCCAAGATGTAACAACCAAAGCCAAAAAGCATTACCAGCTTACTGATGAGCAAATTGGTACTGTTAAAACGGCAGAGGAAGTTATGATCTTAAATGATGCTCTAAAATGGCGAGAACTTCAGGCCAACAAACCCGCTGCCCAACAAAAGGCAGAGGGTGCGCGGCCAGTAGTCAAGCCAGCAGCCAAGCGAGCGGCAAGCGCTGGAAAAGCAACCAAAGCGAAAAAAGCAACGGCGGCAATGAAGCGGTCAGGTGGCATAGATGATGTTGCCGCGTGGCTAACCTCTTAACTTTTGTCTAAAGGAATAAGACAATGGCTGTAACAGCTAACACAAACGAGACATATGATGTGTCTACAATTCGTGAGGACTTAGCGGAAGCGATGACCTCAATTTCGCCAACAGAGACTATCTTTATGTCTACTATTGGCACACGCAATGTTGACAACACTTACTTTGAGTGGAGTGAAGTTGATCTTGCTGCAACTGGTGCAAACCGTCAGATTGAGGGTGACGTAGGCATTGCCAACACTGCACCAACTAATGCGGTTCGCAAGGGCGGATATACGCAAATCAGTGCCAAGGTGGTTGAGGTGAGTTCAACGAATCAAGCAGTGAATGGTGTTGCCAATGCTCAGACTGTAGCGAAGCAAGTTGCTTACAAACTGTCTGAACTGAAGCGTGACATGGAAGCAATGCTTCTGGATAACGTTGCAGCGTCAGCCGGTGCATCAGGCACAGCGCGTCAAGCGGCGGGTCTGCCAGCCTTCTTAACCTCAAACACTTCGCGTGGTTCAGGTGGTGCTAATGGTACAACATCTGGTACGGGTGAAGCTGGTTTTGTAAACGCAGCAGCTACTGATGGAACTTTGCGTCCATTGACAGAAGCACTCCTTAAAGATGTGATTGCTGATTGCTGGAATGCAGGCGCACAGCCAACTATTGTTATGTGTGGATCTGCTCAAAAGCAAAAAATGTCTACCTTCACAGGTAACGCAACACGTTACAAAGAAGCTGAAGATAGCAAGCTGAACGCTGCAATTGACGTTTATGTTTCTGATTTTGGTGAACTTCAGATCGTGCCTAACCGTCATATGCGTGTCAGAACAGTGTCTAGCGTAGCTTATACACCAGACGTTTTTGTTCTTGATCCAAACTATGCGGAAGTTGCTTATCTGCAAACAGCCAAGCAAGAGCCACTTGCAAAAACTGGTTTGTCAGAGCGCCGTTTGATTTCTTGCGAATATGGCCTTCAGGTCACTTCACAGAAAGCCCACGGTATTGTTGCAGACGTAAACGCAACATAATAAAGTTAGGGGGGCAGAAATGCCCCTCTATTCTATTTGTGGAGGTGTTTATGAAAATAAAGATAACAACAGATCGAAAGCCATTCTTTGCTGGAAGGCAATTAGGAAAAGGTGATGTGATAGAGGCAACACCAGACGAAGCAGCAACATTCATTGCTAACGGGTTTGGTGAGGAAATCAAAGCATCTGCGCCGAAACGTGCGCGTACTGCAAAAGGTAAACTAAAAGCTGATGACCCTTCTACGCCAAATATAAATGAAGCGTGGGAAGGCGGGAAAGCACCAAAGAAACGCGGAAGGCCAAAGAAGAATGTCTGACACAATTCTAAATACTGAATGGCATACAGAAGATGACAAGGTTGTTGTAAAGCGTTCTCAAGATATTCAGCGCATTTTGGACTTTAATAAAGAGCGCAATATTGACGGTCACAACAGCAAATCTGACATGCGTTTAGCTGGATCTATACCATTTGTTGTTGCTGAAATGTGGGCGCGGGAATGCGGATCTAAAATTGGGTCGCAAGAGTTCGGAGAATATGTTAAAAAGAAATTGATGAGTGGTGACTTCAGCAAGCTGATCGCAAATGGTTATTAGGGCTAAGGCGTTGAAATTTGTGCAAGATTACATGGGTTTTGTGATTGCTGTTGCGGGGGCTGTTGCTGCTTCTGGATGGTGGATTATTAATAATCTTTTGACTAGCAAGTCTCAAATCAAGCTTCTTGAGCAAAAAACAGATATGATGCATGAGTTGTTGAAAGAAATGCGTGACGATCAAAAAGAGATGCGGCGCGACATTCAGAATTTAGCTGTCAAGTAAAATGTGATATAATTGGGCCATGATTTGCGCCCTAACATCTATTGCCTTTGGAATGTTCCCAAATGGGATCATGTACAAGGCTTGCCGGTATCGCTGCCCGCGCCCGTCATTTTATTACCATTATCCAAAAACATACAGAATACATCCTGATGCTAAATGCTTGGGATATATCATTGTGGGAAAAGACACATGATAGATCCATTTACGGCGTTTGCAGCCGTGAAATCTGCTGTCTCTGCGGGCAAGGAACTTGTCAACGTAACTAAGCAAATTGGTGAATTTTTTGATGGTGTGGATGATCTGCGCAACGCCCATGAGAAAAAAAAGAACAGTCTTTTCTCTGGCTCTGATGAAAACGCTATGGAAACCTTTGTTAATTTGCAGCGGGCAAAGGACGCAGAAGAAGAACTGCGCCAGATCGTCATTGCCACCAGAGGGTTTTCTGCTTGGGGCGAACTGCAAGCTATAAGGGTTCAGGCAAGGAAAGATCGTAAGGCTAAGGCAGAAGCAGAGAGGAAGCGTAAGGCAAAGATTGTTGAGCGCATTATTATTTACGGCGGCTCCACAGTCATTGTTACAATTATGCTTGGAATAACCATTGTTATAATTTTAGCGAAGCAG